CTATCAAAATAAGACTTTCTAACCTTTTCCTTTTCTACATACTAATTTTCTTTGAGGCAGCGGCTTGTGCTGCTGCCTTTTTTATTTTAAAATCTAAATATTATGCTTGCAAAATTAAAAGACAAAGGTGGGTGTTGGTGGGATTCCGAAAACGAAAAATTCTATCATGGTAACGACAAAATTTATGAAGTTAATGAGGGTGATAAAAACATTCAGAAAGCATTAAAAACCGGAATTTTGGTTAAAGTTGAAACAGTAATGACTGAGAGTTTGGAAGAACCTTCTGAGGATTTATCGGAGATAGAAAAAGCCCTGAAAACAAACGATTTTCTGACTATGGCTTCCTTATACAAAGAACGAACAGGGGATTCGGCTAAATACAAAAAATCTGATTTAATTGAAAAATTAAAATCTTTATAAATAATACGAAATGGTATTCACAACATTTACAGTAAAAGACAACGTAGGCAACGAATTTGCAGGGACAATCGGCGTAGGTACGGTAGGTATTACTGTACCATTTAATACTGCCACCACTTTATTGGTCTATTTTACAACTGATGTTGAAGGAACTATTTTAGTTAATAGTGCGGAGTTTTTGTCTGGTAGTATGCTTGATTTAAGCTCCCCTATTAATTTTGATTTGGCTGGTGATATTACTATTGTTACTTTAAACGTGGCAGAAAATACCGAGAGTCAAATCAAATCATTCAAAATTAACGGTGCGGTTGGCACAATACGAAATGATATTTATACGGTTATATTAGAGCTTACTGAAGGAATTGACGTTACTAATTTGATACCCGAAATTGAAATTTCTGAAAATGCAACAATACTGCCTGCAAGTGAAGTTGAAACTGACTTTACTATTCCGGTTGTTTATACTGTAACCGCTGAAAACACCACTTATTTTACTGCTTATAATGTTACTGTAGCACTCGCACCTGACCATGTAACACAACTTTACATCTATAAAATGGTATTAAATAGATTACCTTTTATAGTTGATAATTCTTTGAATAAAGAACTATTAAGTAATCGTACCTTTGAAATTATGTTTGCACTTGAGAATTGTTTCAAAATTGGTGCGGAAGATACAAGTAAAATAGGTTTAGAACGTTATTATAGCATACTTCAACGCTCTGCAATAGCAGACATCATTTGTGTTGAAACGTTGTTATTTAAAGCCGCAGAGGTAGCTGGTGGCAATGGTATAAGTGCAGCAACAAATATATTCATTAAAGAAGCTCAAGCTGGTTCGGCAAAAGTAGTTTACGACCAATTGAAAGTAAATGAAGCCGGTTTCGGAATGAATGTAGAAAATTTAATGCGAAATTTCAGAAATTCCGCAAATACAAAATTATCTACTCTGGGTTGTGCCGTTATGGTAGATGAAAACGGTAATTTGATTACAGAAGATTCTCCTATTCCTTATACAATTACTAACTTTCAATGGATTAACTAATGGCAACTTCTTTACTATCACCCGCTCAAATTCTACAAATTAAAAAGGCTTTGGAAGATGTAACTTTCACATTTCATAAAGTTTCAATAACCTATCAATTAAGAACTTCCACTTTTGATAGATTTATGGAAGACGTTTTTCAATATACCGATTATACATTATTGTGTGCTATTGAATATACTTCCTCAGATGATACTATAAATAAAGAACTTGGGCAATCCGATAGGAAAGAAGCTACATTAACATTTAATACCACAGATTTAATGACCGCTTCATTATTCAATACTACAACTGCAAAGTTTAATTCCGAAAACGATTATATAATTTTGGAAGGTGAAAAATATAAAGTGAAAAAAGTATTTTATGACGGTTATTTTGATAATGTTCCTGTTTTATGTAAAGTATTGATAGAAAGAATAATGCAAGATAGTTAAAGTCATGGCAAGTTTCAAAAAAATAGGCGATTGGGAAAAAGTAGCTATACTTGCTGCAAGACTTAAGTATGAAATGATGATTGCACAGCAAAAGTCATTAAAACGTTTCGGATTGAAAGTTGAGGCTATTACTAAGACTCACATGAGTACCCAAGACTTAAATTGGGCTGAATTATCACCTGACTATTTGGCAAGGAAAGTAAGAAATGGTCTTTCAGAAAATATACTTATTGCAACAAGTTCCTACTTTCAGTCAATAACTTCTTATGTTATTAATGATGTGGTTTTTGTAGGAGTTAAAAAAACCATTGTAGATGAGGAAGGAAACGAAATTGCTAATATTGCAAGAGTACATGAATTTGGTTATGAACCTAATAACATACCTGCAAGACCACTATGGCAACCTTCTTTTGATGAGGCTCTCCGGTGGCATGGACAAAATAACACCCCCGATATTTATTTACGAAAACAGCTAAAAAAATACTTATGAAGCTAAGGGAACTTGACAGGGCATTATTTGAGGCTGTCCGTAAAGAAGCTGTTTTAAGAGGTTATCTTCCTGATATTACAAGCTATACAACAGCAGCGGCTTATGAAGCAGCAAGGAAAGCATTAACAATTGTAGTAGATGTATTTGGACAAGGCTCTTCGTATTCAAAAGGAGGCATCGGAATTAATAGAATAACCGTAGTAAGAAAATCATATTCCGAAGGTTCAATTGGTGCATTTGGAATAAACGAATATCAACCAATTACAATTGAAGGGCAAAATAGATACTCAAAACAATTGTATGCACCATCAACTTATAATGTACCTTTTGAAGTCAGATGTATTTCTGCAAAGACTGAATATGAAAGAATATTACAATCAATTGTAAGAACTGCCCTAAGAAACATGGCAACAATTAAACCGATTAACGATGCCGGACAAGAAATTAATGAGGAAATTCCTTTACGATTTACAGGTGCAGTAACGGTTTCTATGTTAAAGGAAGCTCACGAAATTATTAATAATTATTTGATTAAAGATATTTGGTTAGATGATTTTGAGGATTTGGACAGCGTAGCAGAACTTCAAACAATAACCTTTTCAATATCAACGATATAAATTTATAAATAACACATAAAATATTTAAAAAATGGGACTAACAGGCAGACCAAGAGTAGAGGTTGATGTTAATGTTCTTACTCCTTCAAAAGCAACACAATTAGTTGGTGTTGCGGCTGTTATCGGGGAAACTGAACGTGGAGAAATCGGCAAAACTTACTTAATTAGAAATTGGCAGGAATTTGAAAAATACTTAGGAGGTTTTCCTGAAAATTGGAAAGATTATTTTGCAACCGATTTTCCTGTATTGTGTTACAGGGCATTAAATCAAGGCTCTCCTTTACTTGTAACAAGAGCAGAGCATTATACTGACACTACCGATAACACAACAGGAGCTTCGACAAAAGGAACGGTAACTTTGGCTGGTGTAGCTTTTACCGCAAGGTCGGTTGGTGATTTTACTTCTTTGATTAAAGTCTCAACCGCAGCAAATGGAGTAGCAGCACAATTTGATATTTTGGTGCAAATTTCAGGAATGAAAGATTTTGAATACCGAAATATGCCTTCAGTTGTTACTCAAACTCTTGCGGATAAATTCAATTCATTAAGCCCTGAGGTTAAAATTGCAGCAGGCACAATTGTTTTACCGGCTTCTCCTACTCCTGTGAGTGGTGCTTTGGCTGGTGGTAATTACGAAGCATCGGCAATTGTAGATGCTGATTATGTAGGTGATAGTGAAGCTGGTACAGGTATTCACGCTCTTTTAAACGAAACTAATTTTGTGCGAATTTCAGTACCTCACAAAGCCTCAAATGCTATTGATGTAGCTTTACAGGCTGTTTGCAATACTGAAATGCCTACATATCGGGCTATTTTAAGAACTCCCACCGGAATTTCCGGCAATGTAGCAAAAGATTATCGTAAATGCGAAGGTAGTTATTCAACAGGCACAAAATTGAATAATCATTTATGTTCCATGTATTATGGTGAACTTCAAACTATTGTCCATCCGGTTACAAAACAAAATGTTAATATTAGTGCAATAGGTGATATATTAGGGTTGAAGGCAAAACGTGATAACAATCTCGGACAATGGTTTTCAAGTTCTGGTTCAAAATTTCCTATTACAGATGCCACCGGAGTTTATTACAATTTAGCAGCAAATTCCAAAAAATCGGAATGGGATGATTTATCTGATGCCGGAATTTGTGCAGTTGTAAATGACCCTGACTTTGGTGTTGTGCCTTTTGATAATAGAACGCTTCAGATGACTGAAGATTTACTTTCAAATGAAAATGTAAGTGAGTTAATTGTCCACATGACTCGTACAATTATTGCACTTGCGAAACCTTCACAATTTGAGCCAAATGATGTTCAGGAATGGAATGCTATTTGGAGAAGAGTAAATCCGTTCTTACAATCATTGGTAACAGGCAGAGCAATCCGACCTAATTATCTTTATGAAGGCGACCAAAATGTAGATAAAATTGAAGACGCTGTTTACAATGACCTTACAGATGTAGATAACGGCGAATATTCATTTAGAATTACATTTGCACCAATTGTTGCTTTAAAATACATATCAATTACATTTAACGTTGTAAGCACCGAAGTTTCGGCTACCCTTGAAGTATTGTAAAACATTAAAAACTAAAATATTATGCCATTTAATCCTTTAAGAGCATACAGATTTCGAGTAGAAATTGATGGTATAGACCAAATTGCTATTCAAAAATTTACGCCACCTGAGCATGGCGTTGGAGTTATAGAACATGGTGGTTATGACGCAAATATAAAAACCGCAGGCAAACCATTTTACGGCAATGCAACAATTGAAAAATTAAAACCTATCAATGGTGCAGATTTATTTACGTTTGAATGGTTACAAGCTTGTATTTATGGCTTGCCGGAAGCTTACAAAAGAACTTTAATTGTGAAAGAGCTTGGTACTGACGGTATTACAACTATAAATACATGGGTATTAGAAGGTTGTTTTCCGGTTAATATTTCACAAACAGACCTTGATAGAATGAGCGAGGATAACTCGTTGGAAACATTAGAAATATCAGTGGACAAAGTAAACAAATTTTAAAAAGGGGGTGTTTCAAATAAAAAAGGGTAGTTTTATGCTACCCTTTTTTGAATATTTCAATCATTTGTTACTGCGGAATACCAATATGCACGTTGGCAATTACTTCTATCAATGTTTCAATCCTAATTAAAATGGATAAAGAATAAAAAGTTACTTTAATAATGCCGCTATCATGCTCATAATTAGCATTTAATAACATTCTTTCATTTAAAATTCCTGTTGTGTTTCCTACTACTTCATTGGTTATCAATATTCTTTGAACTGCGGAAACTACTACTGATAATTCACCAGCCGGAATTTTTGTAGCCGCAGCTGTATAAAAAATAAGACCATCAACGTTTTCAATTTCAGTTCCTTGTGGAATATTAACATCTGAAACCGAAATTTGATTTATTGTGAAAGTAACATCTGCACTTGCGGCTAATTTTGCTTTTACCCTGTAATCGTATTGCTCTGCAAGTAGAATCATACTTTGGTATAATCTTGCAGAAGAAATATGACTCTCCCTTGCGGATTGGTCAATATTATATCCTAACATTTCTGCAACCCCCGACCAAATACTCAACAATTTTACAAATAAGTTTTGTTCGGTATTATCGGTCATTTCAGGCACTTTACTATTCAACAATGTAAGAACTTTGTCTTTAATTTGTTGGTATGTGCGGTC